CGCTCGATGACTACGGGCAGGCTATCCGCACTTGGGCCACCTATGCGACCGTGTGGGCCAGTGTTGTCTCGACTCCTGGCAGCGAGCCACAGAGCGCTCTGATGCAGTCATCAGTCACGACCTACACGGTCACGATGAGATACCGCACCGATGTGTTGCCGATCCACCGCATGATCTACGGAGACATCACGCTCAACATCGTGGGATTAAGCACCGTTGATGGTGTAAATAAACACCTCAAGATCATGGCTATGCAGGTCGAGTCAGATGCGCCAGCGACCACGACGACCACGACCAGCACGACAACAACGGCAGCACCTACGACGACCACCACCACGACTGGAGGTGCGTGATGCCATTCGCCATTAAAGATAATTTTGAGGTTAATGGATTGCGCGAGCTTATGGATCGGCTAGCCAAGTTCCCCGTAGCTATGCGTACGGCATGCAGGCGTGCGGCACGTAAGATCGCTGGCCAGATCGCTAGGCTTGCTCGAGCCAAAGCGCCAAGCAGAAAAGAGACGGTCAAGGTCGGCAATCGCACGGTGCGCATGTATGGTGCATCCCAAACGCTCAAAAAGAGCATCGGCGTTAAGGTCACGACTACCCGTATGGGCATCGTAACTGCAATCGTAGGGCCAAAGAGAAAGTCTGAGTCTGAGGTATTTATTGCCTACTATAAGCCACGCAAGGCCTACCCTGCTCAGCGTAACGTCACAGTTACTGCCAATCCGGTCAAGTACGCGCACCTAGTAGAGCTAGGATTTAACGCCAAAATATGGGGCACTGGCAAGACTGTCCGAGTAGCGCCCAAACCATTTTTGAGGCCTGCTCTCGATGGCAATAAGAGCCAAGTTTCAACAATCACGGCCAGCTATTTTCAAATTGTTATTGACGACCTAATCTCCAAGGGCAAGCTTGAACCTGAGACTGGTGGTGATGTATGAGTGCCCTAGGCAAACTCCTGCGCACCTACCTGGTCGGGCGCACCGACTACGGCACGACTATCCCCGGTGGCATATCACCGGAGAATGCGCCAGTGGGCTCGTCTCTGCCCTACGTCGTCTATCAGGGCATTAGCACTCAGCGCCAGATGCTGCTCAGGGGCACACCAGCGGTGATCACAGAGCGTGTTACGCTGACGGCAGTGGCTGAGACTCGATCGAGTGCGCAGGGCGTCCTAGTGTGGATTGCGGCTCAGATCGAGGCTACACCAGGGCGACAGACAGTAGACGGCACGACAGTCCATCACTGGCGCATCGAGGAAGCGCAGGATCAATCCGAGCTTGGGGGAGATGGGACCGACGAGCTAGCACGACTGACTACAATTGACGTAGTCGGCACATACCAGTAAAGGAGTCTCGACATGCCAAATGTACTAGGACCGGGAACGACCGCAGCATATGCAACTCTGACGAGTGGCACCGCAGGCACTACAGCAGCTCTCAGCGGGCTGATCAGTATTGCGGCTAATGCACGATCTACGACGTTCGCCGATGTGACCGCACTGAGCGACACGAAAATGCAGCGCGTGCCAGTACGCAACGACCCAGGCACTGTGCAATTCACGCTGTATCTCGACGATACCGCAACTGTCAGCAACCTGCTCACCCTGCTCGATGCTCGACGCACTGGACGAGTACATACTCGCGTGACCGTCGATCTCGGTGGCTCAAATATCGATACAATCGCAGTGTACGATGGTTACATCAGCGAGATCGGGTATCCTGATATCGGCGCAACTGATGAAGCGCTGAGGTTTACTGTAACCATGCAATTGAGTGACAAGAGTAACGTATAATGCCACTAGACAGAGCAGCAATTATTGGAATGGCAAAGCCCCGCATCGTCACGATCTTCGTGCCGGAGTGGGGCGGAGATGTATGCCTGCGCGAGATCACAGCAGGCCAGCGCGACCAGTGGGACGCATGGCAGATTGAGAATGAGGGCGCGGCACGATATGCCAACATCCGCGCCCGTCTGCTGGTGCTCACTATCTGCGACGAGCAGGGTGCGCGCCTATTTGGAGACAAAGACATCGACATCGTCAGCAGCATGCCTGCGCAGACGATCGATAGGCTCTGGGACGCATCCTGCAAATTGGTAGGCCTGCGTCCTGAGGACGTGGAAAAAAACTAGCCAAGCGCCCGCTCAGGCGGGTGCTATTTCGGCTCGCTGGTCATCTGGGCATGACGGTCGGCGAGATCGAGGAGCGGATGAGTAGCACAGAGCTGGCTGAGTGGGTCGCACTCATAAGGCTTGATCCTTGGGGCTACTACCGCAGCGACCTACAGCATGCGCTAGCGGCATGGGCACCGATGGCAGCATGGTCCAAGGGTGCTAAGATTACGGACTTTCTGCCTCGCGATCTCTGCGCTGAGATGGAGTCAGAGCGAACGACACTCACGGCACTGGTAGAGACCGGCGCCAAAGTCATGACACGGGAGCAGGCATATGGCTAGTATCGCCAAACTCTCAGTACAAATGGCGTGGCAGGGCTCTGAGCTGACTAAGGGCGCTGCCGATGCCAGCAAAGATCTCAAGAATGTAGGCGACAAAGCAAAGAAAACTAAAGAAGAGCTCGAGGCGCTCAAGAAAGAAAAAGACAAACTAGGCGAGAAAAAACTAAACTTAGCAGAGTCACTAGGCCTGAAATCTTTGAACGATGTCAAAGGCCTGCTGGACATGGCACGCGGCGTGTTCCAATTCTTCGTTGGCCTGCCTATCCAAGGTGCCGTATCCATTCTGAGAATGGGTGGCGCTCTCGAGACGATGACGATACGAGCCCAATATGCTGCCAAATCAATCGAGGCAGGCAATAAAGTAATCAAGGATTTACGCGACATAAGCAGCAGCAGTGGCGTGCCGCTCGAGGATTTAGCTAAGGCGTTCGAGCAATTTACCGCTGCTGGCATCAGCACGGCAGGCGCATCAACTATCTTGGCCAATGCTGGCAACGCCATCGAGCTGCTCGGTGGTGGAGCGGCTGGTGCTCAGTCAGTTGCTGCCGCAATCACTGAGATCCGTGGCGCAGCCATCGCCACTGATGGGCCGCTCAAAACATTGCAAAGAGGCGGGCTGAAAGTATTTGAAGCACTTGCTCAGGAGCTCGAGGCAGTCACGGGCAATGCCTACTCAGTCGAGGAGGCAATGGCTGCCGTGCAGCAAGGCTCGGTGAGCAGTGCAACGGCAGTACGCGCAGTATTCAGGGCGAGCAATTCACCAGAGGCTAAGGCAGCCGCTGAAGCATTTGGTGCGTCATTTGACGGGCAACTACGACAATTGTCATCAGGCTTCAACGATCTGCTTACAGAAATAGGCAAGCAGATGCTTGCCATATTACAGCCAGAAAAAGCATTTTCTGCGCTTAAGGGCGCTTTTCAGGGCGTCAAAGAAGTCGTTCAAGAGATCGCCGCGGCGTTCTTGCCTGTGGTTGACCCCAAAGATAAAGCAGCAGGGCTAGCCTCTATATTTGAGTCGAGCAAGCAGATTGCCAAGGATGTTGTCAATAAATTGGTCGAGGGTATTACTCAGCTAAAGGGCATGTTTGACGAGGTAGTCGCTGGCATACGCAAATTGATGCAGGATTACCAAGGCATGACCGCAGGCAAGGTCGCAACCACCGCCGCTACAACAGTCGTCACCGCGCCATTCGAGATTGGCAAAGCCATGACTATGGCGGTTGGAGATTTTGTCAAAGGACCGCGTGTCGATCCAAATAGACCAGGGCAGATGACGATTGGCGATGAGGTGCGAGCCCAAATAAAACTTGAGAAAGAGATAGCGTCAAAATCAAATCTTGCTTTGATTTCTGCGATGTCATCATTTTTGCAACTCAATAATGAGCTGCCCAAAGTAGGAGTCAGTGCCGAGGAGGCTGCGGTCAACGCAAAGAATCTGGCATATCAGCAAAAACTCAACGCTCAATTTGCTCTAGAGCAAGCTGAGAATGAGAAAAAAGCTAATCTTGATTTAGAGCTTGCCACCAAAGACAACGCCAAATTGACCGCGACTATACTAAATAACAATATGAGCATCACCGAGAAATTCGCCGAGATGACCGGCAATCTCGAGTCGATGATGGCGCAGGCCGCAAAGGGCAGCAAGGAGAGCGCCGACAAGCTGCGAGCAGCACAAACTAGGGTAGTCGGCAAGCAACTCCAAGACATGATCAAACAATTTGCCACGCCCCAGGCAGGCACTGCGCAGGCGTTTGTGGCTGGCTCTGCCGGTGCTGCTGAGGCGCAGATCAGGGCAAGAGTCGAGGGCATGAATGCTCAGGCCGACCCGCAGAAGCAACTGGTCGCTGCTGCTGCTGAGGCTGCGCGGCAGGATGCGATCCAAACTAAATTGCAGGAGCGTCTAGTCGCTGCGGCTGAG